TGGGAAGAATTTACAGGGAAAAAGGCAGAATATGAAAACAGACAAAACTAAGGCAAAAACACAAAAAAAACAAAATCCATTAGGACGACCTAGATTAAAGATAGATCTAAATATCCTTGCTAATCTTGCACAAATAGGATGTCCTGATTATGAAATTGCAAAGATTTTAGGAATATCTCCAAGAACATTATCCAGGAATTATGCCGAATATATTGATGAAAATAGAGAGAAGGGAAAAGCATCATTAAGGAAGAAGATGTGGGATAAAGCATTGAAAAAAGATAATACAATGATGCAGATTTGGTTAAGTAAAAACTATTTAGGATTCAAAGATAAGATAGAAACTCATAATACAACAGAGCCGATTCCGTTAGTGATTGAAGCTGATGCGGAAGAAGTAAATGGCTAAAAAAAGACCTTTATTCGGTGTATCTAATTATGTCAAAAGGACTCGTAAAAAAAGACCTGGAAGGCACTCTAAAAGACCTAATAAAAATACAAAAGAATTTCATAGAAAAAGATATAGAGGTCAGGGAAGATGAAACGATCTAACTTTTATCCAAATGGAGAATTTATTCCAAGAAGGATGCCACAAGATTTTAGACCATCACAGGGTAAATATAGCTGTGGGAGCTGTGGAGTTTTTTCAAGAAAACATTCATTTTGTTTTCAATTTAGAACAAGAGGTGTACGAGATACCTATGTTTGTAATAAATGGCGACCTAGAACTTTGAGATGAAATATCTTTATATCCTTTTGGTTTCAGCCCATATTGAAGGATATTACACAATTAAATTAGATAGAGATCATAGATATACTTGTTTTGAACAAGCAGATATTTGGATTGAAAATAATGCAACTCATACTTGGGAAGATCAACAAGGATATTATCTAAATAGATCAGGGAAAAAAGAATTAGTTTTTGGAGCTTATTGTGATAATAAATAGATATGGCAAAATATAGAGGAAGATCAGTAAAATTAAATAAACCTTTTAGATCTGCTAAAGGAACAAAAAAATTTGCAGTTTATGTCAGAAATAACAGAACAAAGAATGTTCAGATAGTTAGATTCGGTTTTCGTGGGATGAGTATTAAGAAAAATAATCCAGCTCGTCAGCGATCATTTTTAGCTCGTATGGGTGGAGTTTTAAAAAGAGTAAAAGGTCAGCGATCACTAAGTCCGGCATTTTGGAGTATGAAAGCTTGGCGAAAAGGTTTTAATGTATGAAGAAACTAGAGCTCTCCGATTCCACAGGTATACAACTCCCAGCTAGGAATTTAATTACGATAATCGGAGCATGTCTTGTTGGAGCTTGGTTTGGATTTGGAGTAATTGAAAGAATCAATGTATTAGAAACACAAAATAAATTAAATTCTAAAGATATTGAAATGAATACTGAATTTAGAATCAAATGGCCACTTGGAGAACTAGGATCACTTCCAGCAGATTCAGAACAATTTTTATTAATTGAAGATCTTGTAAAAGATGTAGAAAAGATTCAAGAACAAATGGAATCTATGATGCACAATAAAGTCAATATACAAAGACTTCAAAAAGATGTAGAAAAAATTATGGAACAATTAGAAGTAGTAAAAGATAAGGTAAGAGCTAATGGAAAAAATAACTGAAATCTGTGTTGCTCTTATAATGATGCTTAATGGAGATATTATTGAACATACTTATAAAGATAAGATGAGCGATTGTCTTAAATCCAAGAGATTAGCAGAGCGAGAAGTACGACCTGATAGAGTCCAATTTTCTTGTAAGAAAGTAAAAGCAGAAACAGAAATCTATATGGGTAAAAAGAAAATATTAAAGATTTTAAAATGATGAAGAAATATTCAGAACAAGAAAAGGAAGTGTTGAAACCACTAACACAAAAAAAGATTGATCTCAAAGATAAAGGAATGGCAGATCTAGAAGCTCAAATTGAAACTCTTAAAAAAGAAATAGATACATTAAAAACAATAATAGATCTTAAAGAAATGGAAATAACAAAATATAAAGAAAAAGAAATGAATGAATTTTTAAGTGAGTTAGCAAATAATACACCTAACGAAGATCAATTCAAGAAAGTATGATAAATGAAATTTGTTTTAGTAATTATAATGTGTTCAGGTTATCAGGGAATGTGTATGGAGCCATTCAAATTTCCGGATGGATATGATGATGTTTATACTTGCTTGATGGATGGTTATCAAAAGTCAATAGATAAAACGGAAGAAATAGGTCGTAAGGAAATAAACAAACATAAGATATTTTTTAAATTTGATTGTTATGAAAGTAAAGCTTACAAAACCGCAATTCAAGGTTTCCAACTCCACGAAAAGATTTAGAGTCTTAATATCAGGCAGAAGATTCGGTAAAACATTTTTAACTATTGTAGAAATGATGAAACTTGCTTGTCAAACAAATAAGATTATTTGGTATGTAGCTCCGACTCTAAAGATGGCAAAAGAGATTTGTTGGAGTGATCTCAAAAGAGTATTAGCTGATTATAATTGGATAGAAGATATAAATGAAACAACTCTATCTATAAGAATAAAAAAAACAAATAGTATTATATCTTTAAAGGGAGCAGAAAATTTTGACTCATTAAGAGGAACAGGATTAGATTTTCTGATTCTTGATGAGTTTGCTGATATTGATAAAAGAACTTGGTTTGAAGTATTAAGAGCGTCTTGTGCGGATAAAGAAGCTAGAGTTTTATTTACAGGAACTCCAAGAGGATATGGAAATTGGAGTTATGAATTATTCCTAAAAGGAAAGAATGATCCTGAATGGGAATCTTTTCAATTCACTACTTTAGAAGGTGGGATGGTTTCTAAAGAAGAATTAGAACAAGCAAAACAAGATATTGATATAAGAACATTTAGACAAGAGTTTGAAGGAACTTTTGAGAATTATGCTGGAGCTGTGTATTATAATTTTCATCCTGTTGAGAGTGTAGTTAAAAAAGAGATAGATTGGAAAAAACCTTTACATATTGGGATGGATTTCAATGTTGATCCAATGAGTGCTTGTGTAGCTCAAATAGATAAAGATATTATTTATGTTGTAGATGAAATTGTTATTTATGGCTCTAATACTGACGAAATGTGCCAAGAGATAAAAGATAGATACGGAACAAAAGTACCAATAATTATATATCCTGATCCAGCTTGCAGGCAAAGAAAAACAAGTGCTGGAAGTAGAACTGATTTATCTATTTTACAAAATTCAGGATTTACAGTTAAAGCAAAATTAAAACATACTGCAATAAGAGATAGAGTAAATGTTGTGAATGCTTGTCTTAAAGATTCTAAAGGCAAAAGACATATTTTTATTAGCAATTCTTTAAAAACATTGATAAAAGGATTAGAACGACAGATATTTAAAGAAGGAACGAATATACCGTCTAAAGAAGAAGGTTATGACCATATTAACGATTCGCTCGGATATATGCTAGATTATATAAAACCTTTGACAATTAATACGATAAATTCTATTCCTCAAAGATGGAATATCAAAGAAGGAAAACATGGCATACACAAAAGACGAGGCACTAGATACTCATAAAGATTACAAAGAAACAGTAGCTCAATGGGAATATTTTATAAGATCTTATTTGGGCGGAACAGATTTCACAAATGGGCAATATCTCAATAGATACAATCTAGAATTAGATAATGAATTTAATCAAAGACTTGCAAACACACCTTGCGATAATCATTGTAAAAATATCATTCAAATATATTCTTCCTTCTTATTTAGAGTAAAACCTTCTAGAAATTTTGGATCTTTAGCTGAAGATGTTAGTTTAGAATCATTCTTAAAAGATGCAGATCTAGATGGAAGTAGTTTTAATAATGTAATCAAAGAAGCTCAAAATTACGCATCTATTTACGGACATTGTTTTATGATTTTGGATAAACCATCTATTCAAGCAAGAACAAGAGCTGAAGAATTAAATCAAGAAATAAGACCTTACATATCAATCGTTACACCTGAAAATGTTTTAGATTGGAATTTTAAAAGAGAAGTAAATGGAAAATATTATCTTGATTATTTAAAGATAAGAGAGGAAGTAGATAAGGATGGTGGGATCTATATGAGAATGTGGTATCCTGATAGAGTTGATACAATCTATCAAAAGGATAATGAGCCACCAGCTACAATAGATACTGCCGTTAACCAAGTCGGAAAAATACCAGCAGTTATTTTATATAATTCCAAAAGCCATAAAAGAGGTATAGGAATTTCTGACTTGGCAGATATAGCAGATTTGCAAAAATCTATTTACAATGAATATTCTGAAATAGAACAATTAATCAGATTAACTAATCATCCTTCATTAGTTAAGACTCCAAGTGTAAATGCTAGTGCTGGAGCTGGAGCTGTCATTGAAATGCCTGAAGAAATAGAACCTAATTTGAAACCTTATTTACTACAACCATCAGGAGCAAACTTAAATGCAATAATGGATTCAATAAGACATAAAGTTGAAGCTATAAATAGAATCGCACATACAGGAGCTATTAGAACAACGAAACAACAAGTGAGTTCAGGAATAGCACTTCAAACAGAATTTGAATTATTAAATGCAAGATTATCAGAAAAGGCAGATAATTTAGAATTAGCAGAAGAACAAATATTTAGATTGTATGCACAATTCCAAAATAGAGAATTTGATGGAGAGATCAATTATCCGGATAGTTTCAATATTCGTGATTATGCAACAGATCTACAATTCTATTCAATGGCAAAAGCTATGAATATTGAATCTCCAACATTTAACAAAGAGATTGATAAAGAAATAATAAGATCTGTAATTGATGACGATGAAAAACTTTTACAAGCTTTTGATGAAGTTGATAGTCAAAATGAAGTTGGGCAATTTACTGAAGATGAAGTCCAAGAAGAAAATGTTCAAGAAGAAACAGTTTAATGGCTGATAAAGTTGAAAGATTTACTAATTATAGAATTAGAAATTTAGATAGAGCTGAACAAGAATATTATAGAACACTCCAAAGAACATTAGATAAGATAGAAGATGATGTTGTAAAACTTGCTGGACGAGATCTTCCTACTCAAGCCGGAAAATTAATAGAGCTTCAAGCGGCGATAGCAATAAGACCGAAGATTAGAACGATTCTAAATACAGAATATCTTAAATGGGCTGATACAGTAACGAAAAAAGGATTCAATAGACAAGCTAAAAGAATTGAAAGAGCATTTAAAGAAATAGGAAATATTCCTATTGAGTTTCAAGAACTTACAAAGGGAGATTTGAATCTTATTAAGAATCTTAAAGTTCAAACATATACACAATTCAAAGATGTTTCTAATACATTTACAAAACGACTATCAGATAAGATTTATCAAAATACATTAGTTGGGAGAGATTTTGTAGAATTAGAAAAAGAATTAAGACAAACTATCAATGGTATTTATAGTAAGACAGATGATAGAGAAGCTCAAAAGCTAGTAGATTTTGTAAAAGAAAATAAAAATAAAAAATCTATGCAAGTAAGAGTTGATAAAGCAGTTCAAACTTTACAATCTAAATTTGGGAGAGATAGAGCTGGAGAGAATATGAGAAGATATGCGAGTCAGATTCTAAATGATGGATTAAGGGAATTTGATGCCCAAGTAAATGCAAAAAAGGCATTAGACGCAGGATTAGAATATGTAAAATATTCCGGAGATATAATTCCTACAACTAGATCAATTTGTAGAAATGTAATTAATGGTGTATATAGTAAACGTGCTGGTAATATATTTACAGTTGATGAAGTCAGAAAAATATGGGCTACATCTTGGAAAGGTAAA